GAGAACAAGTGTCCTTTTATGCTCATTAGAACTTAACGAAACGGGTGTATCCTCTAGAAGAGGAGATGAAAATGTCTCATCGCCACAAACCAGAACCCCCAAAGAACCGGCAGCTAGAAGAGTTGATTGAACTCGAAAGAGCCGAACTGCGATCTCTACGCGAGATTGCAAACGAACTTAAACCCAAGCACCTCACCGCTTCCATCTCAAACGTATTCACAGGAGAATCTCCCATGGCAAACAATGTCCTCGTTTTCAACGTCGGTCAGACCTCGATTGATACCATTACCCCACTTCTCGCAGATGGCGTCACCCTATCGGGTGGAACCCTTAGCGCAGTGTCGGTAACTTTCAGCGACCCGTCTGCAACCGCTGTTCTCAATCCAGACAACACGATCACCTTCACTGGCGTGGCTGACAGCGCCGGAGTAGCTGTAGGTGGAACAGTCACTGCAACGGTTACCGACACTGATGGAGCGGTCTTTACGTTCACTCAGGCTTTCACGGTCACCACGATTGCCGTAACTCCTCCGCCGCCAGCGCAGCTAACCCAGTCTATTGCCAATGTGTTCTCAGTTCCAACCCCTTAACCTGTTTCTCGCACAAAAACTGCCCTTGACAAGATTCTTGTTGAGGGCAGTCGTGTTTGGTGGTATAACAGTATTCAAGGGAGAGGACAATGACACCCCAAGACAAGCAAAAAGAATGTGAACGTATCTGCCGCCCCCACTATAGCAAAGAGAGTGGACTTCACTCTATAGCTCCAGTTATGTGCCCGATACAAGCTGACCTTTGGAAGAATCCAAAACGTAAAAACACATACGGGATGAATCCTAAGAAGGAGGAGGCATGACCAAAGAGCAGAATGAGCGACTTGTGGTATCCTTTGAATTAATTGCGAAATCTTTAGAGGGGTTGCATGAAGAAATCAAGCAAGCAGGAACTCGATACTGGCCTCGACCAGGACAACAAAAAGAAGCCGTCCTTAGTCACGTCCCAACCGAAGAAGATAGGATTAAAGAGCGGCAAGGATCAGGAGACGACAGACCCATTAAGGAATGGCTCAGTGAACTCGGCGACCCTGAAGGAGACGCAGGAATCGTTGGAGAACGTAGTAGACAGTGGAAGATTGACCATCCAGAAACGAGTCCGAAAACCAAAATCGTTAATGCCAGTCCCGAAGTTGCCAGCATTGGAGAGCAGGACACTCCAAGCACTGAAGAGGATAAAGGTAAAGCCTGAGACATTAAACGCGGCTCCCCACATCACCCCGTTGCTGAAAAAGAGCCTTAAGGGTGGACTAAAAACCGCTCTTGAGGCTATGCGTTTTGCTACAAACGATCAGGAGATAGCGTCATTTTTGAAGGTGTATGATAAGGTTCCTATCGGCGATAGGGGAAGATTACCGTGGGAAGCGATTATAATAAAAGCTAAGGTGAATCCAGTATACTTACTAGGAGCTATTCAGTTGGCAGTGCAAACGTACTGCTGGAATAAGAGTAGATTTATAGCAATATCGAACCATCCTGACGTAACACAAGCAAGAGTAGACTTTGGATTAGAATTAGTAGGGGCGGAAAAGGATAGGATGGCTCTTGATATAATGGTTGGAGCGCAACAATCTCCGAAGGGACCGACATTCATTGGGAAACAAGTTGCGGTTTTCGGCGGCGGTGGACAGAAGAAAGATGGAAGCGGAGAGGACATAATGGACGCGGAAGTAAGCAGCGATGATGGGTTTGATCAGTTGTTCCCATCTCCCAATGAAATTCAAGAGAAGCTCGTGCCAATAAGACAAAGACTGTTGGAGGCGAAGTGATACGAGAATATGTCGAAGGACACAAGTGGAACGGAACGAAAGATACAGTTTACGGTAAGCGTAAATATGTAATCGCTAGATGTGTAATACGTGTTGATGGAGAATTGCAAGGATTTATAGCATGGGGCGATACTTCTAAAGAAGCGAAAATGTTAGTAAAGACATTTTCTCGTACTAATTGTATTTGCCGCTATCCAGAAAACAGACTTGGTGAGACTCCTCCGTGCCCTGTGCATAGAAATTGGCGTAAACTAATGGAGAGGACGCAAAGATGATCCGCTTTATTGATTTAGGCAAGCAGATAGCGACAGACCCAAATGACCCAGAGTGGATGAAAGAATTTGCGTTCTACGACACCCTACTAGCGCAGTTTCTTACATTCGAGGGTAGGCAAGTGTTTGACTCGCGTCAGGACTTACTAGAGAACCTTGATGACGATGAACATGCATACGCGAAAAGGATTCTAGGGCTTCTGCCTGAGTGGGTTCCTAAAAGCAGTAATTCGATGGTGAGATAGGAGGAAGAGCCATCTATTCGTCGCGCATTATCGAATCCAATGTGTCATTCTATGAAGCGCAGAATGGAATAGAATTAGTGCGCCATACGTTACCAGAAGTTCAAGAGTTTACCGCATACATAAAATCCATAACGAAACTGGCGAGTAACCGAGGGGGCGCATGGATAGAATCTGTCAGCGCCTTAACAGATAAGAGGCGTGAAGAAATACGCCGCTGGATACTAAATGAGCAGATTCTCTGCGGATTCGATTACAACTACTGGCGCGACAATTATGCTTATTGTATAGATGAGGGTGGTCAAAACTGCAAGTTTAAGAATCGACAGTCTCAGGATGTGTTTGATTCTGTTGTGGCTGATTTAGAAGAGAAGCAAGCGGGCATACAAATTATCTGCCTTAAAGCCAGACAGGTGGGATGTACGACGCTCGTAGCATTGTACTTTATTCACAAGATGCTATTCGTCCCCAACACGCTCTCAGTCATGGCATCAGTACAAAAGTCGAAATCAGACGAGATTGAGATCAAACTAAATACAGCATACGATATGTGTCCGTGGTGGTTAGTGCCAGTTAGGACGCCAAAGAGAAGTTTTGCAAACGGTTCGCGTCTGATGATTGAGTCTGGTATGCAGCCGAAGGGTATCGCGCAAGGACAGACACCTAATAACATACATATAAGTGAAATTGGAATTATCCCTAACCCTCACAACGTAATTGAGGAAGGATTGCTACCTGCTACCCACTCAAACAAAAACCTATTTATGGTGTTTGAAGGAACAGGATCGGGAAACGTAGGATGGTTCCCTGATTTTTGGAGATCAGAAAAAAGCAAGTTGTCGTTAGGAACTGCGAGGATGACTCCGCTATTTATCTCATGGCCGCTTGCAACCGATATGTACCCACAGGCCGATTGGATTAGGGCGCATCCTGTTCCACCGGGATTCTATGAAAGAAGATTAGAAGCGACACGCGCTCACATAGCGCGATGTGAGTCATACATTCGGAATACTCCCTATCTTGCCAAGGTAGTAGGTTCGGATTACAGAGTACCTATCGAGCAGCAGTATTGGTGGCAACTGGAATATGAAGGAGCAAAGGAGAGACACTCTCTCCAGCAGCACGCAGCACGTCTTCCGGCAGATGACTTTGAGGCTCTTACCGGCGTCCATGATAGCGTCTTTGACCAAGAGACGATTATGGAGTTAGAGGATGATATTTACGAGGTTAGGACTGACGGAACTAAGGCGCGTAAGGAACCAGTCCAAGCCTATGCGATAACAGGACACTCCATATTGGAGGAGTTTGAGCCAAGAGAAGATCAGATCGATTTTAGTAAGGAAATAATTCACCTAACGCATAAGTCGAATCGTGATGAGCGGTATGACTGGGAGTTAGTACCGTTGCTTCCGATTGACGAGGACACAGAGAGCTTTACATTCGACATACTGTTAGTTTATGAACCTCCAGTTAAGGGTGCAATCTATAGCTGTGGAGTTGATACAGCACATGGATTAGGAAATGAGGATGAGGATAGATTCTGTGCGTCCATGACAAGAGTAAACATGGGAGCAGGATGTGACACTCAATCGGCAGAGCTTACTTCTAATAGATTCTCGCCCGCGCAATCTGTGCCGTTCCTTGCGGCTATGGCAACGTGGTACGGGCAGATTTCAGGTCATTACAGGGGTGTAAAGTTTTCAATTGAGCAGGTTGAAGGACCGGGAGATACGTGCCAGAATCAGTTAAAGATCATGGGGTTCAATTACCACGCCATTCCCGGAAGGCTTGACGGCAAGAAGGTCAAAGAAGAGAATAAGCATCGGGAAGGATGGTACTCAACAAGAGTAACTGTTCCTATTCTGATGGACCGCTTTGTAGAGGCTGTAAACGGAGGATGGTATGTTCCTATATCCAAATGGCTGATTGAGGAATTAAAGACTCTTGAGCGTCGAACAGTAGAAGGCGGAAGAGACAAAATGATTCACCAGCAGAACAAGCACGATGATCGTATCCGTGCCGCTGCTCAGAGTTACTTGAACTGCCATACTTACGACGATTTGTCTGCGCGTTCCCAAAAGCGTTATAATGTGCCACAGCGCAAGAAAACCGACCCCAATAAAGGGCGTTGTATGGGAAACTCGTTTAATGTAGGAGAATGGTAACATGAAGTGACGGGAGGGAACAATGGGAATAATCAGATGGTGGAACGACAAGTGGAACAAACCAGAAGAGGCGAAGCAGGAAGCTCCAGCAGCCAAGCCTAAGCCTGTTCTCAGCGACGAAATCCGTGTTGGAAGGTACATTGATGACGGCGGCAAAATCGTAGACTTAACTAACAAGCCAAGGATAGACAACGACGGCTTCGCGCCAGATCGTGACCTCTTGCAACCGTTTAACCAGGCCCATGAAGGGACAAAGGCGGGGCTAAATGTGTTGATGAAGGGAGGGAAGCGATGAGCGAAAAATATGTGGTGAAGATCAAGAAATCTGGGCGCTGGAGACCGAAAGAGTCGGCATATATGCGCGTCGTGAAAGCTATGGGTGCTATTACCCTTAGCCGCGAGGAAGGTGATCGCATTATGGAATACGTAGGGGGAGCCATTCATGACGGAATAAAGAATCCTGTGCAGGAACAAACCAAGGATACTCCTCTTGCCGATCTATTAGACAAGAGGATGGTTGAATACAGTGATTGGGTATGGAAAAACCTTGAGCGAGTAGCTGAAGGCAAAGAACCTCTACCGAGCCTCCTTTGGGACAATCCACGAAGGAAATCTTTCACCTACGGAGACCTTGAGTCACTGCACCGTAGGAAGGCAAGCAAATGAAATTCCTGAAGTTCACCAAGCGAGAAAACGAGCATGAGCGTTGCCTATGCCTCTGGACTCCGTGGTTCACGGTTGTGTGGGATTTAGGCTCTGTGCAATGCAGGGGTACGGATGAGTTCGAGCTTGTAATCAAATACAAAGCATGGGGACCAGTGTTCTACTGGGGCAACAGGGACGTAGAGAAGCTAGGCGAGAGGGCTAAGTTCGACAATCTTCAGTTCACGAAAATCCAACCTCGCTATAAAGAACTTCGTGAGCGTAGGATTAAAGAGAGAGACTATTACGAGCACAGAGAGCAACTCGTAAGGCAAGGAAAGAAGAAAAACCCTGCTGACATGGCCTATCCAGAGAGGCATCAGGAGACATTAAAAGTCATTAGTAAGATGGAATTCTCTGAGAACTTCATGCACTTGATGACCACTCCTGTGGCGAAACTGGCCTTGGAGCGCGGGGATATATCCAAGGACGATGTGACAGGAGAAATCCTAACGGAAGAGATTTACGAGCGGGAAAAGGAAAAGAATCTGCGCTTAGGAGTTCCGAACGCGGGACTTCTCGGATTCAAGAGAGAGGGAGACGGGTACGGAATGATTAAGGTTCCCGGATCGGAACTGAGAGAGATTTCAAGCAGCGTAGGACAGAAACTTCAGTTGGAGGATGGGAAGTGAGCACACCGACAATAACTACAGACCGAATTTCAATGCTTAAAAAGGAACTTGCTGCACTCAAGCGTCAAGCCAAGGAACAGGCTATTGCCGTTAAGAAAGAACAACAGTGGGTGAGCGTCAAGAAGTGTTTACCTGAGAATGAGGATCAGCGCGTTATCGTATGGCGAGAGGACCGTATTGAACTGTGCTGGTTCTCTGAAGGAAAGTGGTTTACATACAACGGAACCTATTTCCTAACGGCTAAGGATGTGATTGGTGGGGTTTCTCACTGGATGGGAACAGATTGGATGACATCCCAATATTCTCCTGCTTACGGGCCGGGAATCCTTAATTTTCTGCGCTTTCACTGGTACAACTTGACGGATAGAGCATCTGATATGGCCTACGACTTGAGGCCGAAAGGATGGAGCAAGACAGCGCAGTTGAGCAAAAAGGTTACGTTCTACCGTGATCGTACAGGAAAGCTGATGGCGGGGATGCCTGAAAATATCCCTGCGCCAAAAGGATACGAGAAAATTGTTTGCAATAATGTTCAAGAGGCGGAGAGGTATTCATCTCTTCAGCGTTCTCAGGAACAGGTAGTGCATAGAGCGGAGCAGGAACGGAGAGGCTCTATTGAGGCCGAGTTCCAGCGCGAGATTCGCTCTGAGATGCACACGAAAATGGCAAACGCAAGGAACGCTACAAATCGGGAGTTTATGCGCAGGGCGCTGGAAAATAATGCGAACAGGAAAGACCCAACGGCGTATGAAAGGGAAAGTTACCTTCACGCGGAGGCATACGAAGACAGGCATTAAGAAACTTGTAGACGGTTGACAAGAATTGGTTTATCATGCGTTTAGTAAACTTCTCCGGTATGGGAACCGGAGACAGGCAGCGAACCGGGAGGATTGCGAGCTTATGTGGCGGCTGAATTAGAGACAGTGCAGTGGAGAGTGCCGGATTGGGAAGCTCCCGCAAGCGTAAAAATCGCTTGGATTGAGGAGCAGATCAAAGAAGGCGAAGGCTACCTTTCCGGTCAGAAGTGCTACCAAAATCTAACTAAAAATCTAGCTGTCTTTGATGCAATTTTCAAGGACAAAACCAAAAGTATTTTGGTCACGAACGGCCTAAAATATAGCATTAGAAAGTTTTGCGAGACACTTGCGGAAGTCCGTGAAATTGCGGGGTTTAGCTCAGACGTTCCTGCCTATAAAGCAATGGCTGAAATGCTGACAAAAGTTAGCAAATGTGTTTATTTAGAATCTGATTTTCCCTACCAAATTCTCAAAGTTTTACAATATGCCTCGGTAATGGGCATTGGATATTTATGGCCGAAAGTGAGGCCGACAGAGTACGGGTTCGGCCCACGGGAGATGACTTTTGACGCGCTAGGACTATTAGATGTAGTTCCTGTCCAGATTCCTGCGCGGAGCAATGACGTACAGGATGCCTATGCGGTAACAGTTTACGATTACATGCCAATAGCGGAAGCGAGTGCAAAGTTTCCTTTGTTTTACGGACAACTTCAGACGGTCGGACGGAACAATTACAAAACTCTGATTCAGGCACAGCGGCAGGACTTTGCTGCTGCATGGCGATATGGAATGGTCGGAGACGTACAGAGTAGGAGTTTTGGAAATCTCTATACGGAGATAAGATACACATTTATAAGGGACATACGGATCAACACGACAGGAAAAGAAATGCTGATGGGCGATCCGGGAACGTCATGGTTCTATAAGGTTCCGTGTTTGGGACAGCCTATATTTGGAGGGATGAGGAATGGTCAACCTTACAATCGCCCTGCAATGGTGGAGGATTGTCGAATCTACCCTAACCTACGGCTCATCATTACGTCTTCAGGGCTGGACAGGCCAATGTATGACGGTACTTCCTTCGATTGGGACTCTAAAATCCCAGTCATTCAATACACCGTAGACGATTGGGCTTGGGAGGCGTTAGGACGGTCATTAGTAGGGGATGTAGCGTCAATCGAGACAACGATCAGGAAGCATGAGAGGCTAGTAGATCAGGTCCAAACGGCCAAAATGAATCCTCCGATGGGATACAACTTAGACGATAACGGAGGAGCAAAGATTGAGCATTTCGATATATTTGAGCCTGATGTAAGGCTAGGACTGGCAGGTGGAGAGCCAACAAAGGCGTTCCAATCGCTGCTGCCAGATTCTGTGAACGTAACGAACGAGAACTGGACACTGCTAAAATATCTAGGAGAAAAAGAGCTTGCTCAACTTGGATTGAATGATGTTGGAAATCTTGCTAACCTGAAAATAAACCTCAACAGTGACGCAGCAGACAAGCAATTAGAAACCATTGGTCCTATTGCCAAAGGTATAGCGATGAGGATTGAAAAAGCTAATAAGCGTGTTGGCGAGAGAATGAAAAACCTTATACCTCAATGGATGGACGCCAGTAGGCTGATCGAATACGTTGGTCCTGACCATATTGCCAAGGAAATGTTCGACTACAACCCCGACGATATGGTTCCAAGCCATCTTCCAGACGAAATGATTGGAGGAGGATTCCCTACAACTCCTTCCATGTATGACCGCCTAACCAGAGCGAAATTCTTTGTTAAGAAACTAAGGCTTATTTCAGTTCCTAGCACTCTTTTGAAGATCACGCAAGCGCAGGAACAATTGAAATATCTGCAACTGAAAAGAACTCCTGACTGTCCAATAAGCTGGGAAACCGTGTTTGGAAAACTTGATATTGCTAACGCAAAGCAGGAGATGGAGAAGTATTTCAAGGAACAAATGGAATTAACCAAGATGAAAATTCTCGCTGCGGCTATGGCGGCGGAGGAGATGAAGAAACTTGGACTCCAGCCTGCAGAGCAGGGTGGTGG